GAGAAGCGAAGCATTGAGAAACCGCTAACTATTTTATAAAAGGACTTTATTATGTCAAATTCGATCTTAACGATTGATATGATCACAAGAAAAGCTCTCGAAATTCTTGAGAACAACCTTGTGATTACTCGTAACGTAAACCGCCAATACGACGATTCTTTCGCCGTTGAAGGTGCCAAAATTGGATCAACACTCCGTATTCGTCTACCAGACCGTGCTTTGGTAACTGACGGTGCCGCCTTGCAAGTTCAAGACGACAACGAACAGTTCACAACTTTGACTGTTGCTAGTCAAAAGCACATCGGTGTCAACTTCACATCTGCTGAATTAACTATGCAGTTAGATGACTTCGCTGAGCGTGTTCTAAAACCTCGTATTAGCCAGTTAGCCTCAAGTATTGATGCTGACGTAGCTACTTCTTTCAAGAGCATTTATCAGTCTGTTGGTACACCAGGCACAGTTCCATCAACTTCTTTGGTCTTGTTACAAGCCCAACAGAAATTGAACGAAGCTGCTGCTGTAATGTCCCCACGGTACGCTACTGTAAACCCTGCCGCTAACGCTGGCTTGGTTGAAGGTATGAAAGGCTTGTTCAACCCAACTGACACTATCAGCCGCCAATTCAAAAACGGTATGATGGGTGAAGGTGTATTAGGGTTTGAAGAAATCAACATGAGCCAATCTATCAGTCAGCATACAACTGGTACAACTCCAACTTTACCAATTGTTGCTACTGCACCGACTGCTGAAGGAACTACTTCATTAGCAATTAGCTTTAGTTCAGGTTCACCAACTTTTAGAATTGGCGACGTGTTTACTATTGCTAACGTGTTTGCTGTTAACCCACAGACTCGTCAGTCAACAGGTTCACTACAACAGTTTGTTGTAACTGCTAATCTAGACATTTCTTCAACCACAACTGGTACATTAACAGTATCGCCAGCGATGTATACCTCTGCTAACGCATTGGCTACCATCAATGCTTTCCCTGCTGCTAGTGCTGCTTTAACTTTCCTAGGTGGATCTGCAACAGCTTACCCACAAAATTTGATCTATCACAAAGATGCGATCACTTTTGCGACTGCTGACTTGCTATTACCACAAGGTGTAGACATGGCTTCACGTCAAGTTCACAACGGTATCTCGATGCGTATAGTACGTCAGTACGACATCAACAATGACCGTTTACCTTGCCGTATTGACGTTCTATACGGTTTCAGCGCAATCCGACCACAAATGGCTTGCCGTCTGTGGGGTTAAACCTAAATGCTCCCGTGTAAACGGGGGCTTTTTTAATATTTAAGGAGAATTATTATGGCATTACCTAATGGTGCAGGCGGTTATCAAATTAACGACGGTAACGTCGGTGAAGCATTATTGTTTGTGCAAGGCGCTCCAACATCTTTAACTGCTGGCGCAACTGCAACTTCAGCTCAATTAGCAAACGGTTTGTTTGTATTTAACGGTACTGCTGGCAATTTAACTCTGCCAACTGTAGCTTTGCTTGAAGCCGATATTTCTAGCGCAAGTAAAGTAGACTCTGCGTTTGACTTTATCGTTATTAATGCAGACGCCACAACCGACGATGTTACGCTAGTTGTTGGCACAGGTTGGACAATTGTTGGCAATGCAGTTGTATCTGAAGCTACTTCAGCCCAGTTCCGCGCCCGTAAAACAGGCGAAGGTACTTGGACTTGCTATCGTATTGCTTAATGTAATCCCCCGCTTCGGCGGGGATTTTAAAAGGAAAAATTATGTCGTCTAATACCAAACCAATTGGCGTTGCTTTTGAAGATCAAAACATTATCGGATCTAATTTTGTATTAGCTGGTGGCGAGTTGGGCTACACCGCAGAAGCAAGCGGTACAGTAACTCAATTGACAGACAAGTCTACAGGGGTAACCTTAAACAAGTCTGCTGGTCAGATTACACTAAACGGCGCCGCTTTAGCTAACATCACAAACGTCTCGTTTACTTTGACTAACAGCACAATCAGCGCAAAAGACGTTATAGTTTTAAGCGTTGCGTCTGGTGCTACCGCTGGTGCATACAACTGCTGGATTTCTAGCAAAGCTACTGGAAGTTGCGTAATTACAATACGTAACCTTTCGGGCGGTTCGCTGTCTGAGGCTTTTGTGCTTAACTTTGCAGTTATTCACGTTTTATAAGGCTAAATGGGGGACTTCGGTTCCCCAACTAACTATGACTATATATCTAAGACATCCTGATCACGGTAGTAAAGTTGCTACGATGGAACAAGAAGCAGAATTTGATGAACAAAATGGCTGGGTGCGTTATACTAACGATACGCCATCCGAAGAAGAAATGATTGCGGCTCCAGTCAATACGTTGGAAGTAAAAAGACGTCGTAAAACTATCGAGTAAAGGGTGAGTTATGGCAATTTATACCGCCAACGATCAAATTAATGGAGCGCTACGTCTATTAGGAGTATTGGCTGAAGGTGAAACGCCATCCGCCGCTACGTCGCAAGATGCCTTAGCTGCATTAAATCAAATGATTGATTCATGGAATACTGAGCGTCTAGCAGTATTTTCTACGCAAGACCAAGTATTTAATTGGCCACCTAATGTACTAAGTAGGACACTAGGCCCTTCAGGTGACTTTGTAGGTAATCGACCTGTTCTATTAGACGACTCTACATACTTTATTGACCCTGCCAACGGTATCTCGTTTGGTATTAAGATGATTAATCAACAGCAATATAACGGTATTGCGGTTAAGACAGTCACTAGCACCTATCCGCAAGTCATATTTACCAATATGACGTACCCTAACATTGAGATGTATATCTATCCTAAACCAACTAAAGTGTTGCAATGGCATTTTATTTCGGTTCAGGAGTTAACACAGCCAGCCACGCTTGCAACTAATATATTGTTTCCACCAGGCTATTTAAGAGCTTTTAGATATAACTTGGCGTGTGAGTTTGCTGCCGAGTTTGGCGTTGAGCCAAGCCCACAAGTATCACGCATTGCAATCACGTCTAAACGCAACATAAAACGCATTAACAACCCAGATGATATTATGTCCTTGCCGTACAGTATTGTTGGCACACGTCAGCGCTATAACATATTTGCAGGGAACTACTAAGGATAACGTATGAGTGATATTGCTATTACCGAATTACCCGTCGCAACCGCAGCTGCGACCACAGACATATTCCCTATCGTTCAAAGCGACAATGTTACTAGACAGATAACTAATGCGTTAATATTTACATCACCTACGATTACTAGCCCTACGCTAATAACCCCTGCATTAGGCACGCCTGCAAGCGGTAACATCAGTAACTGTACTGGTAGCCCTGTATTAGTTACGCCTGCGCTAGGCACTCCATCAAGCGGTATATTAACTAATTGCACAGGTAGCCCTACGCTAACATCGCCTGTCTTAGGTAACGCTACAGCTACTACGATTGCTACAACAGGTAATATTCTAATATCAGGAACAGGTAAATTAGGCTATACAACAGGTTCAGCGGGTACAGTTACGCAAGCGTCTAGCAAATCTAATGGCGTTACGTTATCTAAATCAAATGGTCAAATTACGTTAAATGCTGCGGCATTAGCATCCGACACAACCGTATCGTTTACGCTAACTAACACAGTTATTGAAGCTGGCGACGTGTTAATTTTGAATCATATTAGCGGTGGTACAGCAGGTTCTTATCTGTTAAACGCACAATCGGCGGCTGGGTCAGCAAGCATTAACGTGCGTAACATTACAAGCGGTTCGTTGTCAGAAGCTATTGTTATTGCGTTTGCGGTCATTAAAGCTACTACTGCGTAAGTATGAAAAGCCCAATATTAGGTCAAGCCTATGTAGCTAGATCAATCAATGCGGCAGATAACCGCATGATTAATCTATACCCTGAAGCAATGCCTGAGGGGGGAAAAGAAACGGGGTTTCTAAATAGAGCGCCTGGTCTTAGAAAACTAGCTACAGTTGGTATTGGCCCAATCCGTGCAGTATGGGCAAATCAATCAAGTAACGAAGATGCTTTTGTAGTATCAGGTAATGAGTTTTACCGAATAGATAATCAGTATAACGTCAGGCTCTTAGGGCTTGTGTCAGGTACGGGGCCTGTATCTATTGCCGACAACGGCATACAACTGTTTTTAGCGTGTAACCCTAATGGGTTTATTTACAACAAGTCTACACAAGCATTTCAACAAATTACCGACCCTGACTTTGCAGGCGCTGTTACTGTAGGCTACATCGACGGCTATTTTGTATTCAATCAACCAGACTCGCAAGTTATTTGGATTACAACGCTACTAGACGGTACGTCTGTTGACCCACTAGACTTTGCTAGTGCTGAGAGCGCTCCTGACGATTTATTAAACGTAGCGGTCAACAATCGTGAAGTTTGGTTGTTTGGTACTAACTCTACCGAAGTTTTTTACGACTCAGGCGCAGTAGACTTTCCTTTGTCACCTATCCAAGGTGCGTATAACGAAGTGGGTTGTTTAGCTACTTATTCGGTTGCTAAACTAGACAACAGTTTATTTTGGTTAGGCGCTGATGCACGGGGTTTTGGTATTGTCTATCGTAACCAAGGTTATAACGCTGTTAGGGTTTCCACCCATGCTATTGAGTTTGCCATTCAAAACTACCCTGTTTTAGCTGACGCTGTTGCGTATACATACCAGCAAGAAGGCCATTCTTTTTACGTGTTGACATTCCCTACAGCAGGTAAGACTTGGGTTTATGACGTAGCCACGCAGTTGTGGCATGAGCGTGCAGGGTTTGTTAACGGTGAGTTTACCCGCCATCGTTCTAACTGTCAGATGAATTTTAACGACACAATCGTTGTTGGTGATTACCAAAACGGCAATATCTACGCTTTGGACTTAGATGTTTATGATGATAGCGTAGGGGTTCAAAAGTGGTTGCGGTCATGGCGAGCAATACCAACGGGTATGAATACGCTCAAGCGTACAGCGCAACATACATTACAGCTCGATGCCGAAACAGGCGTTGGGCTTAACTTGTACCCTGAGTATACGCAAGCTGAGTATATTGATACACAAGCAGGGTTTCGACTTGCAACAGGGCCTACAGGCAATTTGCTAACAGAAGCAAGCGATGTTTTAGTTACGGAATCTGGCGATCCTATAGCAACAGATTACGATTTATTAGTTACTACGGTTCATTCGGCAGCGCCAGGCTACATCCCGCAAGCCATATTGCGTTGGTCTGACGATGCAGGGCATACATGGTCTAATGAGCATTGGGCGTCAATGGGCAAAATTGGTCAGTACGGCTTTCGTACCTTTTTCCGTCGCCTTGGCATGACCGTTAAGTTGCGTGATCGAGTCTATGAAGTGTCAGGCACGGATCCTGTCAAGATTGCTATTATGGCCGCAGAAATACAAGTGTCACCGACAAGAGCATAATGGAAAATATAACCCAAATCCCTTCATCTAAAGTACCTGTGCTATTGGCTGATACAGATTTAATGTCAACCCAATGGTACAGATTCTTCTTTAACATCTATACGCTAACCAATAATGGCGTGTCAGGCAGTTTTACAACAAGCGATGGTAAAACAGTCACCGTCACTAACGGCATCATTACGGCAATTGTATGAATATAGAAATGACCGTCACTTATGGCCAAGGGTTTTTACCTACATTACCTATGTTTGCAAATATGGGTTTGGCTAATATTAACGTAACGCCTGATAAAATTGTTAAGTTGCAAGATGAATTGCTTAAAATGGAACAAGCAGACATTGTAACTGAGCATACGTTTACACCAGGCGTTTACGAACGAAAGATTATTGTACCGCCGTGGTGTATTTTAACGGGGGCGGCGCATAAAACAGATTACAAAGTTCGGCTAGAAAAAGGTACAATTGCTGTTAATATTGGTACAGAAGTAAAAATATTGACTGCGCCATGTGAATTTGATGCTTGTGCTGGTGAACAACGTGTTGGTCGCGTATTTGAAGATGAAGTAGTTTGGGTAGATATTTACGCAAATCCTGACGATTGTAAAGATGTATCAGTTTTAGAAGATCGACTTTATGTTGTACCTGAATGTGGATTAGGCGCAAACAGAGTTAAACAGTTAGCGACAACAAACATAGCTAAACTTGTTAATGAGGGAGAAATATAATGGCAGGATTTACAGCAGCAGCAATAGGCGGCGCAGCCTTAATAGGCGCTTATTCATCTAGTAGAGCCTCTAGCGCACAAGCGCAATCAGCAGGCGAAGCTACGCAAGCGCAACGTGATATTGCTAACCAACAAGTTGCGCTTCAACGTGAACAGTATCTAAAAAATCTTGAGCTAAACGCACCGTTTAGAGAAGCGGGTTTAACTGCTCAGAATAAACTATTAGGCTATTTAGGCTTAGGCGAAGGCGATGGCAGATACGCTAGAGATTTTAGTATGGCCGACTACCAAGCTGATCCAGGCTATGCATTCCGTTTATCCGAAGGTACAAAAGCGCTTGACCGTACAGCAGCTGCTAGAGGTGGTTTGTTATCAGGCGCTGCTTTAAAAGGAGCGCAACGCTTTGGACAAGACTTAGCATCGCAAGAATATCAAAATGCGTTTAATCGCTATCAAGTTAACCGTTCTAACCAATTAAACCCCTTACAAAGTTTATTAGGTGTAGGACAAACAGCCGTAGGGCAAGACATTAGTGGCGGCAATACGTACGCAAGTAATGTAGGTAATGCGCTAGGCGCATTTGGTGCTGGTCAAGCTAGTAACATTATTGGCGCAGGCAACGCAAGAGCGTCTGGGTACGCTGGCATGGCTAATCAATTCAGTAGCGGCGTAGGCCAAGGGTTAAATTTTTATCAAAATCAAAATTATTTAAACAGACGTTTTCCTACAGCAGGGGGCGGTGGGTATGTTATGCCAGAACCATACTCATACGGCGGCGCAGACGCCAACACAATGTAATTTTAAGGACTAATTATGCCTATTGATCCAAGTATTGCGTTAAGTATTAAACCTGTTCAAATTCAAGACCCGTTAAACCGCATGGCTGCAATGATGCAGATTGAAAGCGGTCAACAAGGTCAGCAACTTAATGCGTTACAAATGAAAAAAGCGCAACAAGAGTTTGATACGCAAAATAGATTGGGTAAAGCATGGCAAGGATCTATTAACCCTGATACAGGTGAAATAGACTACAACAGTTTATTAAGAAATTTAGCTCAAGATGAAATTGGCGCAACAGCTATTCCTGGTGTTATTAAGCAAAGAAAAGATGCTGACTTAGCCGCGCAACAATTAAAAACACAACAATTTGAAACACAGAAAAAAATAGCAGACCTTACTGCACAAATGAAACGTGATTTAAGTAGAAGTCCAACTAACGCAAACATTGAAGCGCATTTTGAAGATTTTGTATCTAGTAAACTTTTTAACCCACAACAAATAGCCGCCGCACAAGCTACGCGAGATCAATTGTTGGCTATGCCTTTAGCCGATAGACAGCCATATTTATCAAGTATGGGTGCAACAGCAAGTGATTTAAAACCAACTATTAAAGATACAGATATTGGCGGAAGTATACTTCCACGCGTGCTTGATGCGTATAGTGGGACACAAATAAGCCAAGGAACACCTATTGTAAAAACACCGACAATTGCAGATAAAATATCGCAAGGTAATTTGAATGTAACGCAACAACGGTTAGCAAATGAAACAAATCCTGAACTAATACGATTAAAAGCTGAAAATACAGAACTTGGCAAACTTGCTGCTGGGCAATCACCCCTTGCACCTAAAGTTATAGCTGCTGACGCGGGTAAAAATTTAGTCGGCGATGTGGCTACTCAAATGGGTAACTCATATCTTAAATTGTATGAATCAAGCGGTATTAAATCTACTAGTAGAGGCGCTGCCGCTAATTTAGCTGCTAGCTCTCAATCTTCTATGCTTGGTCAAATAGGTGGCGGTATTTTAGGTACAGAAAATCAATCGGAACGTGATTTTATTAAATCGCAACGACCAATTCTAGTACAAGGAATTGTTAAAGCAACAGGCATGACGGCATCGCAAATTAACTCTAACGTCGAATTAAAGAATTTATTAGACGCGGCTACAGATCCCGATAAAGGATATGAAACTAACGCTAAAAATTTAAACTTAATTAATAAGCGTTTTGGAACAGGAAAAAATATTGTGCCTGAAAAACCAATTGCGGCAACACAAAGTGGGGCAAATACTGTAATTACTTCAGATGGAAAAACTTATACTTTTCCAACCCCCGCCGCCGCTGCGCAATTTAAACAAGCCATTTCTAAAATCCAATAAGGACTAAAATAATATGGCAGACTTTGAAGCGTTAGCAAAACAATTTGGTGGCGCAGTAGCACCTGCACCTAAATCTGCTACAACGGCTAATGTTGATTATGATTTATTAGCTAAACAATTTGGTGGCGCTGTATCGACCCCGCCTAAAGGCACCGTATCTATGATGGGTACTGATGGTATTCCTGTAGGCCGTCAACGTAGTTGGTTAGACGTTCCTGTAGAAGCAATTGCCAACGTAGTACCAAGTGCTATTAACATGGCGTCTGGCGTGTACGAAGCTGTCACAAGTCCAGTTCAAACTATTAAAAGTCTTGGCGATGTTGCGGCGGGTGCGGTATACAACGTATTACCTAAAGAAGTTGTTAGCTTTATAGACAAATTTGATTCTAACCCCGCTAATAAACAACGCGCTATTGAAATGGCTAACGCCGTTGGCGGCGTATATAAAGATCGTTACGGTAGTGAAGAAGCAATTAAAAAAACTATAGCGACAGACCCTGTAGGTTTTGCAGGCGATCTATCTACTTTACTAACAGGCGGCGCTATGGTGGCAGGTCGAGTTGCACCTACTGTTAGTAACGCGTTAGCTACTGGAGCTAGGTACACTAATCCAATGAACGCAATTACGCCAATTGTAAAAGCACCGTTTGTAGTTGGCGCAAAAGGCGTTGATTTTGGTCGTAGGGTTTTAAATCCTAAAACTAACGCTTTAATTGCTAATATAGAAGGTAAAGGCCCTGAAATTCTTAATGCGCTTCGCGCGCCAGAACAATTTGTAGCTGGCGCGGCACCAACAGCAGGTGAACTTGTTGCTACAACAGGTAGCACCTTATATCCAGCGCTACAAAAAAGTGTGCTTGAAAGAATCCCATCTAAAGCATTAGAGCGTAAAAACATAAATTTAGAAGCTATTAAAGAACAGTTAGGTACTGTTGCTAAAGGCGCAGACGAGTTAGATATTGCAACCGCTGCTAGAACCGCTGCAACTGATCCCTTGTATGAGGCAATTAGAACAGCAGGTAATGTAGTCGACCCACAAAAAGTGACCGCAATTAAATCTTTTATTGACGACACAATTAGTAAAAAGCCAGGTAATACTGAATTAGTCAATGAATTTTCTAAGATTAGCAAACAATTGGTAGATGAGACGGGCAAGGCTAGAATTGACGCAGGGCAAGTATCGTCTATTTTAGATGGCCTTAAAACTAGTTTAGCTAAAGAAGATAATAAATTTATTCGTGGCGAACTATCAAAAGTTAAAAAACAACTTGTAGACGTTATTCCTGGGTACGCCGCCGCCGACGCTAAATTTGCTGAAATGAGCCAACCAATTAATAAAATGCAAGTTGGACAATATTTAGAAACTAAATTAATCCCCGCGCTTGAAGGCAAAGCTAATTTAAAACCAGAGGCTTTTGTAGCTGCATTAAAAGATGCGCCAACAACTATTCGACAGTCTACGGGTATGCCTCGCTATCAATCGTTAGCGCAAATGTTTACTCCAGACGAATTACAAATATTTGACGGCATTACTAAAGAATTAAGACGCACAGCTAAGTTTGAAGAAGCAGCCGCGTTTGGAAAAGAAGCAGGCGCTGTTTTACCCGCAGCTAAAATAGAAAAAATAAACTTAATGAACCGTGTAGCATCGGTAGCTAATTTAATTATGTCTAAGGTGCAGGGAAAAATAACAGAAAAAATGGCAATTGAATTGGCAGTTGAAATGCTTGACCCTGCATTAGCGGCAAAATCAATAGAAAAAGCACTTGCACATCAAAAAAAGACAGAGAAATTTCTTATTAATCCCGCTAGAATGGTTAGCAAAGCAGCGGATATTACAAGAACGCAACCAGCAGTTGCGGCAGGTCAGTTAACTAACGCATTAGCGCCTGAACAACAAAACCAAAACGCACTTGCAAGGTAATTATGGAAGCCGAGAACAATACACGAATTAGCGTGCATGAAGCAGTATGTGCGGAACGATATAAGCGCATCGAGGAGCTATTTAAAATTGGTGAAAAACGTATGCAACGAATCGAGTATATGTTGTACGGAATTTTAGCGTTTACATTTTTTGGCAAGGACACTTTTATGCAATTACTACAAACAGTAATCGTAAAATGATGCCTGAAGGATTCCTGATTGAAAAACTAGCGCCTGCCCTTGGTGGTTTGTTTGGTGGCTTGTCGCTTGCTATGTTTTGGACTCCTGAAAAGCTACAAGAGAAGGGTAAGGTTGCATCTGTATTTATTGCAGGTGGGATTAGTGCAATGGCAGGGTTTGCATTTACAGGAATAGTTGCTGAAAAACTAGGCATTAACCCTGAGAAGTTGGATATGCAGATTGGATTGGCATGGATATTAGGTCTATGTAGCGTAGCTGTCATCAATTGGGTGTCTAATTACATGGTAAAGCGCGAACACATGGACATCAAAGAAATTGCTGATGAGATTAA